AATTGGAGCAAACATGATTGCTACTGTTACTAACAGATGTAACGCAGGTGAAATTGACTTAATTACTAACCATGAGGTTTTTGATAACTCAGAGTCAGGATGTCGAGTCGTTGTTACGGATACTGTAGATGAAATATTTGAACACACAATTAATGGTGTTAGAACAGATACATTAATTGAAAGAGCTTCCCAAAGTGGTAGTGGTGGTGGAGGCTCAACAGTCAACAGATTTACAGTATTATAAAACATTAATACTCATATAAACTTTTAATATTGTGTATACTGAAAACATGCATACAAATTTACCTAAAATTCAACTACAAAATGTTTCTATTCGCAAAGAGACATTAAACAATGTAGATTATCTTGTTGTACCAGTCATTGCCATCAAAGAGGGTGTACTAAATGATTTGTATTACAGTTCAGATGTTATTAAAAATAGCGTTGATGAATGGAATGGTTCACCAATAACTATTAATCACCCAGTGGATTCAAATGGAAATTTCATTTCAGCCAATAAACCAGAAGTTGAAGGTTCTGTTGTAATAGGTAAATTATTCAACTGTAGGTTTGAAGATAATTCACTAAAAGGTGATATTTACATAAATATCAGCCAATGTGAGTCAGCAGGCTATTCTGAAATTATTGAGAAATTCAACAATGGAGAAATGGTTGAGGTTAGTACAGGGTTAAGATCACCAATCGTTAATTCTAAAGGTGACTATAATGGTCAGTCTTACACTGGAGTTATTCAGGAGATATGGCCTGACCATTTAGCAATATTACCTAATGAATTGGGTGCATGTTCAATCAAAGATGGATGTGGTGCAATGAGAGTGAATTGTGATACTAACAAAAAATGCAGTAAATGTAATGCATCTTACAAAAAGCAAGCAATTGAATTAATTAATCAATTGGGATTGACGGTCAATCAATTATCGTTTGATGATATTTATAAAGCCCTCGATAATTTGTTATATGACCAATATGGGGATATGTTCCCATTTATAATTGAAGTATACTCTGATTATTTTATTTACGTCGTAGGTTCTACATATTATCGACAACCATACACTATAACCAACAGCGATAACGTAGAGTTTAATGGCAATTTTGAGATAGTTGTCAGAGTGGTGTCTTATGAGAGTGATACACAAAACCGAACACAGGGTTTTGGTAGTCCTAGTTATTTGGAGGCGAATATGACTAATGAGGAAGAAAAAACCGAAGAGGAAAAAGTAGAAGCCCCTGTTGAGAAAGAAGAAGTTTCAAATGCAGGTGTTGTTTTAAGTGAAGAAGATGCAAAACTTTTTGAAACATTGAAGAGAAGAGAATTGCAACGAATTTCTGAACTTAAAGAAAAAGTTTTAGCGAATAATAAGCATTTAACAGAAGAACTTGTTAATGCTATGGATTCAAATGTAATAGAAGCATTGGCAAAAGGTGTTTCTGAGAAAGCTGATTATTCAGCTCAAGGTGTTGTAGTTAATAGCGATGATGCTCCTAAAATTACACCTATACTTAGAAAAAAGCCTGACCCTTCTAAAATCAAATCAGGAGTTTAATAGATGCCAGATAAAAGCAGATCGGATAGTGTTGTATTAAGAGGGCAACCAGAACGTAAAGAAGCTGAGGCAGGGTCTACTATTAGACCAGGTGCTTTAGTTGAATTACAGTCAGATGGAACTGTTGATAGTGGTGGAACTACTTTTACTGCTGGAGCTGACGTGCGAAGAGCTTTTGCAGTAGAAAATGATATTGAAGGTTTGGATTTATCTAGCAACTATGCTACTGGAAATCGTTGCCTTTATGCTGTTTTTCAAGCAGGCCATGAAGTTTCAGCTTTAGTTGCAGCATCGGCACCTGCGATTGTTGTTGGTGATTCATTATCAGTAACAGCGTCAGGAACAGTTGCAAAATCAGGTGCAACTCATACAGTGATTGGTTACGCATTACAGAACGTTGATAACTCTTCTGGTACATCCACTGTAAGAATCAAGATGGAGGTCAAATAGATGTTAGTTAATAGATCAAGTCATTTGGGGAAAGCTCTTACTCAGATTGAAAACCATGAGTTAGTTACAAATGATGTTTTAACGAAAGATGCAACCGAGGCTATCCAAGGTGCTATTGTTGAAGTTGTTGAGTACCGATTAAATGGTATAAACGACTTAATCAATTCAGGAGTTTCTTTCGACCTTGAAGGTGGAATAGGTACAGTTACGTCAAGTTGGGAACAACAAAGCACGATGACTGAGGCTCAAAGGGTGATGGACCCCAGAAGTCTAGCAGTAAAAGATCGTTTGACGTTCTCAAATGTAGACGTGAAAGTTCCTATCGCAGCACACCAATGGGAAATTGGAATTAGAACACTGCGTTCAGCCCAGAAAGAGAACTTGCCAATTTTAGCACGACACAGTAACTTAGCTTCTCGTAAAGTATCTGAAGACTTTGAGAAACTTTTATTCCAAGGTGACAGTGAGTTAGGAATCGCAGGTTACACAACTGCTGTTGCTCGAAATGAAGTAACAACTGCTACATCATGGGCAACTGCTGCTAACACAGCAATCACTAATGACATTGGAACTGGTTTAGAGCTTCTTTATGATGATGGTTTTGAAGGGCCATACGACATGTACATATCGTTTGATATTTGGGCCAACATGTGGAAAGACTACAGTGCTAACAAAGGTGATAACACATTGTTAGATAGAATTTTACAAATGCCTGGTATCCGTTCAGTAAAACCAACACGATTCTTACCTAACGGAGCTTCAATCTTAGTTCAAATTACACCTGATGTTGTTGACTTAGCTATCGGTATGGACATCCAAAACATACCATTAGTAGACAATGGATTGGTTATAGAAAACTATGTTATGGGTTCAATGGTTCCACGAATCAAGTACACAATGGGTACTGGAACTAATGCAAGTCGTCAATCGGGTATCTGCCATTTCCACATATAAGGAGAATTGAATGAGAGTTAAAGTTATTAAAAATATGTATTTCAAGGGTGAGTTTTTAAAATCTGGAGAAGAGATTTCAATCACTGCTGATGATTTTAAGAACTCTGATAACTTTGAGAAAGTTGAGAAAGTTGACGAGGTTCAGGAAGAGAAGCCTACCCCCAAGAAAAAGGGGTAGCTTCTTGAGAGGTATAACTTTTGGCAACCCCAACAACCGAACAAGTTAAAGCTGTCATAACCACACCAAAAACCGATTTATCGGCTCAAATTGGTGTGGCTGACAACCTTGTTGATGAGGAGTTGGCTAATGTTGGTTTATCTGAAACAAGACTAACCAATATCAAGATATACCTCTCAGCCCATTTTGTAGCTGTCGATGAGAGACAGCCTATTGAAGACGAGGTTGGAGAAACAAGGGTAGAGTTTGATGAAAATCGTCGTGATGGTTTACGTTCAAGTACTTATGGTCAAACGGCTATAGCACTGGACACAAGTGGTACATTGTCGGGTCTTGGTTTACCGAAAGGAAGAGTTCTCGATGTCAACAATTATTAATAATGATATAACTTTGTGGAGAGCCAGTTCCATGAACGAATATGGTGAGACAACTTTTTCAGCCCCAGTAACCGTTAAGGCACTTTGGGAAGAGAAAGAGAGTATTATCCACACAGACAAAGGTGAGCAGATAGTCGGCATGGCTTGTGCTTATGTGAACTCTGATCTTAGTGTTGATTTGGAAGATTATTTATTCAATGGTATATCTACTGAGACAAATCCTGTATCATTGATTAGGGCATATAAGATCAGGAAAATAACCCGAATGGTCAATTACAATGGTCAAAGAATCGAGGTCAAACTATGGGTATAAGAGTTCATACTCAATTTGATGTTAGAGGTGCTGTTAAAAACTTAAACAGACGGCTTAAAGATGCAGGTAAAGCAACACCACAAGCTCTATCGGAAGTGGGGGAAATGTTAGTTCATAATGCTGAACACTTTACACCTTGGAAAACAGGGAGATTGTATCGAAGTATTTATTATCAATTAGTAACATTTTTTGGGAGGAGTTGGGGGTTGCAGTTTGGAGCAAATAAACCTGGTCTACCCAGAACAGAAGCAGCCCCTTACGCAGCATTTGTCCATGAGGACTTTGAGAGAACCTATAAACAGCACCCAGGAAAAGACGTTGGCCCTCAGTACCTAACACGAACACTAGACGCTTCTCATGAGGAAGCTGTAGACATTATCCAAAAGCATTTGCGAAGGGGGTTAGAACGTGGTTAGTAAAGATGTACTATCACTTTTGGTTACTGGTAGGGTTGGTGTCGGTGGTACAAATATATTTATCGGTAGAGAACCAACATCACCCAATAATTGCTTAACAATTTATGATACTGGTGGTCCATCTCAAGATGCACGATTAGCATTAAATGAGAGCTACTTCCAATTAAGATCGAGGCATATCTCTTATGAATCAGGTTACGAAAAGTTAGAAGAGGCAAGAAGGGTTTTGGAGGGTAGACGGACTAATGCTACTGTAAACAATAATATATACATAGGCTTTTGGGTTCGTTCTGATATAATGTTTTTAATGAGAGATGAGCAAGATAGATACTGTTTTACACTAAATTTCAGGACTATTTGGCACCCACCGACGGCTAATAGAGGTCATCGAGAGGACTTAACATAAAAGGAGAAATAAATGACAGGTTCAGCAAGTTATAATAAGATTTTGAGAGTTAGTACAACACCTCAAGGTATGTCACCATCATGGGCTAATTTACCAATTGAATCAGCAGAGTTATCAGAAGGTGCAACAGTTATCGAAGATACTCATTTAGTAGCTACATCAGGTTACAGAACGAACATTCTTGGTCTTTTAAATTGGAGTATATCGGCTGAATGTGTGAGAACATACTCAGGTGTTGGAGACACTGCACTAGATAGAGTTAGAAGTGCTATGGTAAATAGAACTGACCTCTACATTCAATACTTACCGAGAGGAACATCAAACTTAGATGATGGTGTTCATGGTCAAGTTGTAATTGAGAGTTTCAACCAATCAGGTGGTCTTGATGACAAAGAAATGGTTAGTATATCTTTTCAGCCAGTTGGTAGATTAGATACAGCATCATAGGATTTTAAATGACAGGTTCAGCAAGTTATAATACGATT